GGTAACGAGAGCAGGAGAGATTCAAGCGCGTCTTTGGCAACCGGAAGCCCAACAGGTGCTTCAGGGGTGCCGCCCACTACACGAGCCGAGAATTCAGCCACGTGACTTTTGCGTTTTTCAACCGCGAGGACAGCTTGCACGCCCTCGTCAGTTCGAGCCTTAATAAGTTCTGCGAGTTCAGCGGGTTCATTCGTCTGCATTTCTGCAATAACGGATGCGCGCGCCTGAGACAGCAAAACTTCCTTTTGCTCAGGTGTTGCTTTTTCTAAATCAAACTCCATATCAACCTCCGTTGTGGAATTGTCGCCAGCACCAGTGAAGATGCCGGATAATACACGTTGTAGTTTTTCCAATGTTGCCGCGACCCATGAGTGCTTTACTTCTACCCAGGAGTCCATCGGGTCAAATGTTACAGATCCATCCTCTGCTTCTGTGTATTTCACCTGCCAGTATTTGTCGTCATGGCGGCATATCAAATAACCTTCAAACACTTCAACCGGATAAGTTTCCCAATCCCACTCTGCGTACATTTCGTAGAATGCCCGGCGGATAGTTTCAAGTCTTTCGTCAATCGATGCACCATCAAGAGAGAATAGAGACAGTGTTACGGGTTTCAAAAGTATTTGGTGCTCCTTGTCCCTCATGGCTGGCCAGTTCGTCAATGAACCGCCCATGATCACTTTTGCCTTAATATCAATCTCAGGTGAGAAGTATCTGACACGCTTTTCAGCGATTGCGCTTTTACCGAGCTCATTCCATTCGACCTCTAACTGGATAACTCCGCGTTGGTCATCAAGTGAACATCCCTTTACCCATCCGGCGGCTTCTTCATGCTCATGCCCCATTGCATCGACAGGGAACCCGACAAGCTCACCGTTTGCGTCCACTGTTGCAGATAGTGCTTTAGTGGTGTTTGACAGGTATTCGGATAACTCTTCTTTTTTGAACGCAACCACGCGCCCCCACATGCTAGTAAACTCACCAGCGGACATACCGTCTATGACCGCGCTTCCATCAACCAGGTTGAAAAGTAAATTTTTCATGTGTCTCCGTGTAATAAAAATAGCCGCAGTCATAATCGACTACGGCCAGCTTTCGCAAGGTTCGTTATTTGTTTGTCAGTTTATTCTTACATACTCCATCAGGTATGTAAACTACGCAAATGTAGCAACTTTCTGCCAACTCTTAGCCACCGCCTCGTGCTCCCGGCAGTAGTGTAACTCGGTGATATTATCCATCCCGCGCGTGTCGATGTCCTTGACGAATCCGATTGCTCGCCTGTCACAGAATGAGCAGGTGTCTACTGACAACGGGGGCATGGCTACTTTGTGCATCTGGATAAAGTCGGTCATGGTTCCCTCGAAATGACTATTTTATATAAGTCCATACGGCTGATAATACATTGGGGTTATCGCCCATTTATTCGCTAAATAATATCTAATGGACGCCCTTGTTCTAGCGTCTAGCGCGGCGGAGTATCTTACTCGCTCTCCTAGATACATTTCAGCCCACCAATCCGTACCTGCTATATTGTCTTCCCCGACGGCGTCTGGTAAAAACTCATTTGTGGATGTGGTCAGTGTTCCTGCAATGCCATTACAAAACAGTTGATAACTACTTCCACTCCTGACAATTTCAAGAACATTCCATTCGCCACCGTTAATTAAAGACACGGCAGCAGAATCTAATCCTCCAACAGGATGCACAACAAAACGAGGGTCAGCGTCATAAGACGTTCCGGTTATTACTAAATAATTGTCCGGTGTGGCAACGTGTGAGCCATAAGTAACATCAAGATTTTTTACAACATAAAACGCAGTAAAGTCGCCAGCGACCCACTTTGTTTCATCCATATTGCTGTCTGTTCCGTTCCACAATCCACAGGCAAGGCTGTTCTGAATATTGGTTTTCCACAATGGACGCACTGCATCGGACGCTGCAAGAAGTCCAGCGGACACGGCAAACTTGTCTGACACAGCCCTAATGGGGTCGGCATCAGAAGCAACTTTTGTCGTTTTTGCTGCGTCCGTAAAGGCATAGTTCAAATCACTAAAATCAAACCAAGAGTGTTGATTTGGCACAGTATTTGGCAATGCTGACGGCAAGTTTAAATTCGAAACTCCAAACGGGTAAGAGATACCAATGATGGATGCTTGTTCTGCTGCTGTCAGGAATCTGTTTTTCCAGAATCCTGCGTTCCAAATTTCTCCGCCGTAATAATTAGAATTTACAGCCCCATGTCTCCCAAACGAGAGGTTGTTTGTGCCGTTACGTGTTCCGCCAGTCCACGATGCCGTTTTTATTGCGCCAGAATCTATTTTTATGGATAACAGGTCGTTTACCGCGTCGTGTCCAAATACTACCTGGTGAGACTCCCCCGCAACAAGCGCTCCTGTCGTGGTAACTGTCTGAAACGTTGTACTATTGCCAACACGAAAGTTCAACTTACCATCGTCGGTTAAATACAAAACATAATCATGCCCCGGATTGCTGCCGTCTGATTTTCCCATGATCCACTGAAAAACATTAACAGCGGCTGGCTTTATGTTTATAGTCCACATAAACGAACTATCTGTGCCAAGTGAAATATCCTCATTATCGGCAATCGTTATATAATCCGAATCTGCCAATACAAATAAGGCGTGCCCGTTTACAGTTCCCGCAGTTCCTGTATCTAACAACGTATTGGTTTGAGACACGGCGTTTCTTCTGCTGCCACTCGCCTCGTTGAGAAACCAATACAAAGCCATATCATCAACTAGGGTTTTATTCCTCTTCCCCGCAATTATCGTTACAAATTTAATTATGTCCATACGCCCTCACACACGTGCCAGCTTCATCGGTATAAAATTCTAATTTCATGGTCTCACTCCGTTGTCTACGTGCGGTACGGTCATGGTTTGCACCGTCCTCACCGCGTCAATTGCTATCTGCCAACTCTCATGTTTACTTGTTGGCTTGATAAGGCTTATCGAGTATTCACCAGGGGGTAATCGATCAATCGCCCTAGCGACACTAACCACTTTAGGCGACAGGTCTGTAACTGGTTTTAATACGGGTTCGATGTCGGTCATCAATGCCCCGCCCAAATTTCGCCTTGATCATCAAAAAGGTAATGCTTGCAGTTGTAACCCCGGCAAGCGAACGACTGATTACCAGGCTGCCCCGGTATCAAGCTGCGCTTTACCCAAAATGACACACTGTGTCTCTTGCCCTTCCACTTCCGGCATGTCGAGCAACTTTCCTCACCATCATCACCATCAAAGGTGAGCATGATGTTCTTAGCGCCCCGCAACTTACCTTCAGCATAAACGCCGTCAAGTGTGTTCGCGTACCCCTCGGAGCGGTCGTCAACTTCGCTGGTATTGTCCTCGTCCGGCTCTTCTTTTTTCAACTCTTTCAATCGCTCAAATAACTGGTCGATGAACCCTAACTCTGTTTGCTGCTTACTAGCAATCCATGACTGGTCGCTGGAGTTCATTTCATTCACATCGCCGCCGCCGTCTACATACCCGGAATCGAAGGCATTGCCAAACGCTTCTGCCATCGCCTGTTTCATCTGGTTTTTAGCCTTCGCAACATTGCTACTGTCACTTATGAGATATTCGAGTATTGCGTTCTTAATCTCATACTTATACTTTGAGCGGATGGAGTAATAGTCACCCGCTTCAAACGAATGTGTAAACGCGTCTACCAGCCTCTTGAAAAGGTTCATTACTTAGCCTTTGCTAACTTTTTGTACAATTCCGGGTCTGTCAACTCGACAAACTTCTTCCAGTTCGGAATGCTGGCGGCTATGATTTTCTTCTCTTCCGGCGCGCGCTCTGTTTCGTCTTTGTCCGGGATTGTTTCAGTCAGCACCCCCGATTTTCTACGGATCGCTTTCAGGTCGTCCTCTGACAATTCCATCCATTGAATCGCTCCCAGGAACGTGGCTAACTCTGACAAACTGACCTGCTTCTCTATCGGTGTGCATACCAGTTTAGGACGTTTTGTCATGCCGGGGAACGCGCCTTCATTCAGCGTGAATATGCGCTTACCTAACTGTGCATCAACCTGCGAGATCAACCCTTCCATCATGGCGTTGAACACGGTTATGAACATCTGCGAGCTGTCGGTCATGGCCGCGAATGAACCCGTACCCGTCACTGAGGATAACGCCGCCCACTGCATGTTGTAGACCATCAACTTGAGAATGCCGAAATACTTTATCGCTTCGAGGATGGAGGGAGCAGCGGAGAAATTCACATCCTTCAAGTCACCCACAACGCCTTTAGGCCATGCAGCATAGTTGCCCTCTTGAGCTGTCATAATGTTCTTAGCGGCACGTTTCAAATTAACTTCATCGCCAGGTGTCAGTGATTCGTTTACCGTTACATCAAGGTATCCGGCGGCGTGTTCAAACCCTACGCCCTGCACGACTTCCAAGCCGTACTTGATTCTTTCCAAGCGCCATACAGCCTCTAATGGTGACAACCCTTCCGGATTCTGAAGATCCCCAAATGCAATGTGAAGCGATCGGTTTAGCGGGATGGTTATCTGTGGGTTCGGGTTATCCTGTTGGATGAATCCCCTTACCTTGCCTGTCCGTTCGTCCATGTCCCACTTGTAAAAACTGGAGTGATCACGCCATGCCAACCTGCGCACGCCAATCAGATTGTCGTTATATTCTGACTTCCATTCATCACCCTCAGGCGCGTTCCAATTCTGTGAGCGCACGCCTAAGACAACTTCCCACCAGCCAAATCCCATGAAGGGGACTTGACTGATCAATGTTGAGAGAAAACCATCAGGACCGCCTTCAATGTCCTGTAGCATCTGCTCACCAAACTCCTGAGCGCGCTTGTCGTCATCGCTAGCATCATCCGGTAATTCCCACTCCAGTTTCACAGCCCGCGCTAACGCCTGGTAGACGTTGCGGACTATCGCCATTTCAGGATCAGAGCGGCGCATACGTGAGTAAAGCGGCTGCACCCCTGGCCAATGTAACTCGCGGTGATAGGCTTCTTCCACATACCCCATGTATGCCTGTAGTCCAGCCGTGCCTATCTCAGTCCATTTTCTCTCGTTGTCGCTCATTGGTATGTCGCTCAATGTGTCCTCACTTCCATTTCGATTCGTAGTCATCTACACTACCAAGACTTTCAATGTCCGCCCAGGTGGATCCACCGCCCGCCGTCATTGCATATCGTAAAATTGCAAGCATGATAACCCAATCGTCATGCCTTCCATCAGGAGCGCTAAACCTCGGGTGTCCGCTTGCCATTGTCAATACTTCAAATGACCTCAACTCGTCACTGGCTTCTTTCGGCACCTGGAAGTTGTCATGCTCAAATGACACTGCCAACCCTTGAATCAACGGCGGCTTGTTTGATGCCGTCATGTTAAAGCCGGGTAATCCATCTGTGCCTGCCAGAACCCTTAACCCGTCTTGCGCTAATATCTCAATATTCGGAACGCCCATGCTGTTGCGCTCCGGCATTACGCCTTCACAATCCCAACGCCTGTACATGGTCTTCACCTTCTCGCGCTGATAGGTGTAATCCATCTGATTGAAACGTTCCCAATCCACAACCTTGTTACACTCCCGGCACCCCACCCCTTGCACGGTGAAGTCGTTGCTTTGTCCCCAGTCAAGCGCCATGACCTTGCGGTGTCCCCTGTGGTTTAGTGGGTCGTCAGGCTTTTCGATAACAGCGCACTGGTCTATGTTCTGGAAGAATCCACCATCCTCAACGAAATCCGCCATGATCTCTTGTTGGTAAACTCTTCCTGGTAATTCTTTTTTCAGGTCATCAATTTCGTCCCTGGGGATGTGTGGGTTGTCGTAGGTTGAGTATTTCCACCGCGCCCAATTCTCTTTATCCTCTGCTAGGGAATAGAGTTTGTAAAAGTCATTTAGTCCTTTTGGCGTCCCTGAGAATATCGCCCCGCCCCTCATATCTGCTAAGGTTGCCCGTATAGATGTATTCCAAATTTCCATCAACCTTGAAACTAATCCGGCTTCGTTGACAATCGCAAGTTTATACTTTCGTGACCTGCCAGCGTCCGGGTTGCTGTCAAATGACCACATTTCAAGCACGCCCCCGGTGATAATCTCAATCCGGCGCTCCTGCTCGCTACGGTCTTTGGTTATCGGTGCTAACACGCTGCGGATCTCACGCCATGACGGAGCCATGTATTTGTAGGTCGGTTCAAACCATCCCACCGGATACCCCTCTAACATGGTCTTTATGGCTATGTCTTCGTCAAGTATGTTCTTGCCAAACCTACGTCCGCAATCCAGGACATTGAAGCGCCGTAATCCATTCTTAATTTTCAACTGCGCCGTGTGCAGGCGCGGGAGTGTGATCACTTTTGTCGCGTCACTCGCTGATTGGTTTGTCATCGTAAAGCACCTTAATCACGTGTTCTTTTCCATCAGCGCCAGTTACTTCTTGCCGTTCTACATACCCACGCCCCTTACCTTGTGTTTTCAGGAAGAAAATCATTGCGGTTGTATTGCCGTCAAGCGCCTGGTTATATAAAGCGGACTCGACATTATCAATCATCTTTTCGCGCTCGTCTGCTAGACACTGTTTTATTTCAGGGTGCTTATTCAGGAATGCGTAAACTGTGGTTCTGGATACATCAAAAGACTTGGCAACAAGCGATATATTGCCCCTTGATTTTTCGATTGCCGCCTTAAGTCCTTTGATTGTCAGTGTCATCTTTTTTTATAGTGTTCACTCTGTTATATCTAAATCATCTTCTTTGTCTTCAATGTCCTTTTGCGTCCTTTGGATTCTCTGCTCAAGTGTCAATATCTCTTTTTCAGACTGCTTTTTTGAGAATCCGGCGGCGCGACAAGTAACATCCAAAACAATCCCAGCGTTCTTTGTTGCGATAAGTTGCGCTGCCTGAGCAATAGATGTTTCTGGAACGTCGAATATAAACACAATACCCCCGTCAACAAGTGTCTTAACCTGTCTGACTGAGGCTGCAAAGTGGATTGTGTTCTCCTGTCCCTCTACCAATAACGCTCCTTGATTTTGCACGGTGCATTCAACCAATATTCCATCATGCTATTCAATCCGTATCTCGCAACCTGCTTGACCCAAAACACTAACTTCATCTTGTAGCCATTCAGCACGGCTTTTTGAATGTGGCAGGTATCACACGCCAACATCAGATTGCGTTCGTCATCGAAGTATGGTTCACCTTTCTTACGCCCGAAGAACACATGGTGCCGTTGTGTCCCCTGCCTATGGTTACAATGTTCGCAGTAGTCACCCCGCTTTAGCCGTAACTCGGGGACACTGATCAAAACGGTATATCCTCGTCAATCACATTCACGGGTTGACCCCACATCACCGTTGCTTCCTGGTCAGCCCATAAATGTCCGTAGTGTCTGCCTTCATGCCCGTGTGTCAACTCGCAAAGAATAACCATGCCCGGAATGGTGAGCGTCTTGTCACAGCGGACAGTTACCCTCATCAGGTCTAATACTTTGTAGTCAGGCGTGGCTTCCATGTTCACTCCCTAATTCCCTGTCCATCCATTTATCAATTTCTTCGTCTGTTGCAGTGTCGGGATATACACCATCTTCTGACATGTTTACAAATAACATCACCCCAAGAATATTCTCTGGAATAGGGGCATGGCAACTATTGCAAATGTATTTATCGTTTACCACTAAATCAACGCCACAATATTCACAAATTAGTTGCATCTGTCGCTCCATCCCTCTAATCCGGCAACTACGTACAGATGGAGATTAAGTTTGGTGGCAAGGTTGACGGGAGGAGACCGCCAACTCTATGCGGATACCGATAATGTGTGTTTGCCTGGTAGCCGCCGGACTGGAGGGGAGGATTATCCGCCTGATTCTTGCGCGGGAGTAATCTGTTTTGCGGCTTCTGTGCTTGATAGACTACCCTTCAAGGCGCTATCTTCCATTGCCACACCAATGACGTAGGACACAATCACGGGTTGCCACAAACCAACTAGAATTAATACTTGATTCAACTTTTCAGGGATGAAAAACCATCCTAGAACGATTGCCAGAGTTGCAAATCCGGCGTCACAAATCATAGTGCGAAATTTTCTTGATTGCCACATATCCACTCCTATTTATTTTGCAAAAAATCCGTTTATGCGTGCTTTGTTTTTCAGCACGTCAATTGCTCTCTTAGCTTCTAGAGCATCATTGTCTAACTCAAGGTTGCGATATATCAAATCCATCGCCATATTTTGGTTAGAACCTTTATGTGCAATTTCAGCGGGTGACACCTGTAAGTTTTGGAAATCGGGTAGCGCAAAAATCCACGTGTCGCCATCCTTGAAAACTTTCATTTCTTTCATACTCACTCCTGTTAAACTAAAAAGGCTTTACCGTTATTAGAGTAAAGCCTTTAGGTAGAATTTCATAGTACGCAAAACAAGCAACTTTTACGGCTTACTTCTCAATTCAGGGTATTTCTTGAACATGGATTCAAAACACAGTTTACTCAAGTCGTGTCCTAAATGGTGTTGGTCAACGAAGTTTTCCAATGCAACAATAGCGCCGCGTTTCCAGTTATAGGTATCTTTTGGGTTGCACACTGAATTGACCGCGTTGTAGTGGGTATACTTGCCGTCGCGCATATCGCATTGTGTTACTGGATTGCCAATGATTATCTCGAATCGCCTACCGTCAACTTTGAAGCGAAGGCGTGGCGGGATTCTTTCTGGTTTATAATCACGGCTATCGTAGGCGCTTTTAAAGTAGTCTAATCTCGACGCTGCAAGCCAAGTATCTGCGAATTTATACGCTTCTTCAAAATCGCAGTTACACCTGAATGTATCTAGCGCATCATTCAGATCGTTGATAGCCTTGACGTATTCCCGTCTATTCTCAATCGACTGACCAATTCTCAAAAAGATATTCATTCCTTCTCCTCTTCCAACAATCCTAAACTTGTCACCAGGTACATCGCCGCCTCAATCGACGGGCAGCCGCATTTCCGCCGTACCTTCTCGCGGTACGTAGTCACCGTGCGAGGGGATACGTGAAGCATTAGCGCTATCTGCTCATTGTTCATTCCCTTCGCCAGTCCGCGCATCACCCTTTTTTCCTGTGGCGACAACCTAATATTATCCGGGCATTCAATGTCGGTCAACTCGAATACGCAGTTATTGGTGGTATCAATCATCAGCACCCCTTTGTCCACACTTATCACATTTTTCAGCAATAACGATTTCGCCATCAGAATCCTCGTCAATAATAATTGAATGGATCAATCCACCACATTCGCAAGGACGCGGATTTCCGTAACACCCGTCACAACCATATTCGGTAATATTGTGTTTTTCACCTTCAATTGTGAATTCCCCGTCTTTTAGTGGTTCTGCCCAACCTTCCATTTCTCACTCCTCCTTGACAAGCGTAAAAAATCCAAGAAATAACACTATTGCGCTTATCACAAGAAGCACCACGGATTCCACGCGCATTGAGCACATTATCGAAACCAGTGAAAGTACCATTATGCCAAGTCCTTTGCGATTATTCTTAGTCATTCCGCCTCTCAATCTCTGCGTCAAGGATTTTCTTGATCGTGTCCCCTGATAACCTCCAGTAGTCCGCTATTTCCGGAATACTCATTGTCTGCGCCTGAAGGTAGATCTTCTCATTCCTCATGCGATAACCAGGATTAGGCTTGGCGTATGCCCGTGAATACAGGCGCTTCATCATTCCCCCTCTGGTGGTGTGGGTAAAGGTTGGATTGGTTGCCAGTCGGTATAGTAATCATTGATGGCAAAGTGATGTATGTGTATCAATCCATAAAGAGTACCGTTTATGCAACCCATGACAAATGGAATTAGATTTCCATCGCTGTCCTTTCGGCAATCATCGACAGTCGGTCTCCTCTCGCTCACAGGTATCCACCGTGAGGCTTGCTGGAGGCGGGATATTTCAGAGCGCAATATGCCGATAATATCAATCAACGTTAACACTTCGCCCCCGTCTACTTGAAGGGAAATAGAGCCTTCGTCAAGCAGATTTAATGCTTCGTCAAACTCTTTTGTGTATTTCATCCCTCGCTCCTCTCCAAATACTGCTCAATCTCGGATAATGCGCTCCCGTCCTCGATTTCCTTACGGGTGTATTGCAGGTAGGTGAATCCTAAAAGTTGCGCCAGGTTCGCCTTCTCGTAGTCTCGGTGAATTGACACGCCAGTGTTGTGCCCAGATTTAATCATCCATGTACCGCCGTTGCATTCGACTATAAGCCGTTTGCTATCCGTGATAATGCAGATGTCTGCGCGAAACTTCCGTGTGTCGCAAAACTTATACTCGCGAATAGCCTCGATCCCCACAGCGCGGAGTTGAAACTCTAGTGTGTCGGCAAGGTCATGGGTCATGGCTGTAGCCTCATTTGTTCAACTTCTGTACTGCTATAATTAGTCATGGGGTTATTATCGCAGTATGAAAGTTGGTCGTTACTTCTATTGTCCCCAACTTGGGTATTGCCGCAGTATAAGAATTCGTGGAGTTTATCTGCGGGAGTTGAATCAGTCTCCTTTTTATATTTAGCAAGCCATTCTTGGGCGCATGGCATACAAATAATTGTCACGCGGTTATATTTCTCGGATTTGCTATGAACATGCGCTTTATTCAGATTACAAAGTGGGCAAATATCATATTCGATACGGTGTTCTTGTCGCAACGCTTCTTTTATTGCCCTTGATTCGCCATTCCAGCTCATCCCTCCCCCTCCTTCAACTCCCTCAACTGCTCAATGGGGCAGTCGGGAATATGTAATCCAGTTTTCGCGTGTTTATCGCAACAATAAACTTTGGAGTTGTCAATAATGTCCATGAGGTTTACTGCCAATTTCTTCCACGCGTCACGGGATACCTTGTGTTCCTGTGCTAGTTTTGCATACGCATAATAGTTTTTGGTGTTTTGTTCGTATGCAGATAACAGATGTGCATAATCAATCTCATTCCACTCGCCGTGAGGGTCATTTCTGAAACACAATATTCCGTTGATTACTTTTTCCTCATAGTACATGGGTCACTCCAATCTTTGCCAGTATCCATCTCCACAGTGTGACGCGACCTGTGCCGGAGCAGACTTCGCAATCACATTTTGGCAATGACGGGTCTTTTATTCGTAAGGCTTCCGCTGTTTCGTGAGCATCCCCACACTTCGGGCAAGCTATCATTTGGAATCCTCAAGCTGACAGGCGATATATTTCTTTTGCTCATCGTCAATGTCAAATACCATCAATACGTGTTCCCAGTTACAACCCATAGCGTCACAGTTGTGAATTTCTGCTTCTTCGTCATTTTCAGGCGGTTCACCACAAATTACCAGTTTTTTACCGTCGCTGTATAGGGCAACGCCCTCAATTTGCAAATCCTTGAATCCATCAGGTAAGAAGTCGTTATTTCTCATTTTCTCTCTCCTCTATTCCTTCAACTCCGATTGGATGCGGGATATTAACCAAGATGAATTAACTTGTGGCACTCCCTTTGCGGTATCTAACACCTCCCCCAGCAGTTCACGCAGGCGGGCGAGGTCGGAGCGGAGTTTTATTACCTCGTCACCACAATTGTGGTGTTCAAATTCATCGTTAGTAATTCCGCTTGTTTTACATGAATCACATATCCATTTCATTTCGTGTGTCATTTCAACGCCTCCTGTGCTATTCCTGCTATTTTTATAAATCCCGCCCAAGTTGGATTGAATATGTAATCGGAATTGCACGCTTCAACTTGTATCTTCTCCAACGCCTCCCGCAACTTCGCATTCTCGGCGCGGAGGGAATCTTCTAGCGGACGGGTGTTCCATAACTCGCGGAAGTCAGGAGATTCGGATAACTTCTTGATGCAGTTATTCTCGTGGGCATAAACCATTCCGCCTGAAAATATGTCGGGCTGACTGGCTAACTCACATCCGCAAAAAGGGCAACTCTTAAGTTTGTCTGTAGAACTGTCCGTGTTTTTCTTTTGCAAATTTTTCTCTAGCATTTTTAGCCTCCTCTATTGTTGCGTAAACACCAAGATCTTGTCTTTTACCAAAATACTGTACGCGAACACGATAATGTCCACTGGGAAGTTGAACAATCCCTTTTTCTCCAAGTTTATTGTTCACATTTGTTTTTCTATTTTGTTGATTCTGAAAACGGCTACAAGCGCGCAAGTTTACCTTTCTGTTATCGGTAGTTACTCCGTTTATATGGTCTGTATGTACGCTAGGGTCATACGTTCCTAGAATAAGACGGTGCATTTTTATTGTTTTTCCATTGATGTTTGTTTCTGCATACCTATCATAAACATTCCAACAATAAGCAGACAACAACTCATAGTCGTCATCATCGACAAGTACAGGTATTTCTTGGGGGGTTAATATTGTTTTCATACCCTTATTTTACATCAACGTGTCCAATTTGTCAAGCATAAACGGGCAGGGCAGTAAGGCGGTCATTTGGATGCCTCTTGCTTTGGCGTAAAAATTTTCATGTAGCGCCTGACGGTTATATCAGAGCAATATACTAATTTGCGTATTTCACTAAATGAATATCCCGCTTTACAGAGTCGAATAAGGGCACGCTTTTCTTGGTTTGTCATTCTCTCTCCTCAATCTAGCGTGGCAGAAGCGCCACATTCATAATACAACTTTTGCATACTGATTTCAATAGGCAATTATCTGTATTGACCAACTGACTTAGACATGTTTGCGAATAACCTACGCTCCGGGTCAACATAAATGGGGAATGTTTCAGAAGATTGGCCTAATTTCTGCTTAAGCAATCGCAAGAAAAATAAATTTTTGTTTACCGGGAATTTGCCGGATAACGAGGACCCCTCTATCATGGTTCCCTCTTTTGCGCTCTTGATCGGATACCAGCACCCGAATGACACATCTGATGATTGTTCAATGTTTGATGTTTCCTGGGCGTCCTCTAGCGTTGGCATTCTATCGGCAGCGTCTCTGCCAGCCTGTACCCCCAAAATTACCGGGCAACCATAAGCAACCGCCATATCCTTACATAAATTTACCGACTCCATCATCTGCTCGCGCCTTGAGTCACCGTCCTGGGGATCGCTTCGCATTCTTTGTAAATAATCAAGAATTATCATTTTTGGCGATAGAATTAAATCCGGCGTGCTGTCGTGGATGATGTATTCTAATCCCCTTGCAACGTCTCTCATTGTCATGCGAGGGCGGGCGCGTCTACCTGTTTTGAATTCCATTTGTGAATGTCCCATTACCCATAACGGGGTTGCCGCCCTGGTTGTTGCCGTCCCCTTCAATACATCCCATTCAGGTTCATCAATCAATCCGCGTGCTAAACGAGTAATAGAAAGTTTACTTTTTGACGCTATCCAGGCCAGCGTATCCTCTTCAATGGATTGCTCCCAGGATACCTTAACCACAATCTCGTTAGACTCCGGTTTGATAGTGTCAAGTGCCTGTAATCCAATCCAGTCCATGAAGGTTGACTTTAGGTTACTTGTATACCCGATAACGGTAACAAGCCAACCAGGGCGTAAGGGAATAAGAATTTTATCCAGATCGGGCAGCCCTAATTTTATCCCGTCGTTTATATGGTCGTGTAAATCCTGCACATAAGCAACCGCTAATTTCCCAGCGGCTTCTGGTCTGTAAACGATCTCTGAAATATTGTCCTGTTTAGATACCATATTTAGCTCCCACGTCATTGTTTTTTATCGGAAATAAACCAGTCCATCCATTTACCATTGACTGCTCTAACATCGCGGCGGCCACGCCTGGAGAATATTCGCTAAGTTTCTTGAGCTGCTTTTCCTGTATTGTTGGCGTCATTTTCTTTTTTATCTCTTTTCTAAAAGCTATCCATTCACTCCAAGCTTTTATAAACTCCTCTGTATTTAAAGAATCAGGAATAGGTACCTCTGTTTCTTTTTGATTTTTGTTTTGTGACTTTTGACTATATGAAGAAGCGTCATTACTAGCCACAGATTCTAAACTTGGGGTATCACTTGGGGTATCACTTGGGGTATCACTTGTTGATTTGGAATTATATTTTTGTCCGGTATATTCCTTGGGATTAGTCCAGTTATGAACAATAACCCTTATGCCATGCTGTTTGGGTTCGCAAGTAATATATCCTTTTTCTTGTAATTTTCTTCGTTGGTCTCTCAATGTCGCCAATGGCATTTCTAATTCTTCTGCAGCTCCACGATCTAACCAGTTCTCGATAGTTCCTGCCTCCCAATTGGTTATATCCAATATATACATGAATAACCAAATTAGTTCTCCAAGTGCGAAGCGGTGTTTTGGCTCTAGTATACCCCTTTTGACTGTTATCCAGGTTCGTTTCATTTCAATCCCTCTTTTTCAAAATAAAACTCAAAATCTTCTTCTGGAAACTTGAATCCCTGGTAATCAAGATAATCTAACTGTTCTTTAGTGAAATAAATACCAAAAGGTCTTTTTCTGAAAGATCTAAAATCCTCTATTGTCTTTCCTCCTTTTGTTGAGTTACAGCTTTTACAACAAGGAACCAGGTTATTTACAGTATCCTCTCCTCCCAAACAAATTGGAACAATGTGATCTATTGTGAATTCACCAGGCGTGAATGGATTGATTTGTTTTCCACAATACCAACATTTTCCCAGGGTTTTATTCCAGACAAATTCTCTTATTTTTTTGCGTTGAGTAAACCTTGTTTCATGCGAACATTCTCTTGATTCCATGGTTTTATCCTATATAGCAAAACGCCGCTCAAAAGCCCTTTTCCTTACCGTGTCTAGCAGTTAGGGGTGGGTTTATGAACGGCGGTTTGCAGGTAAGAAAAATCCCTATAACATGCTAGACCATTAAATCTTACACCCTATTTTATTTCTTGTCAAGCCTTTTTCGCCATTTTAATCAAATTGCGCAATTTCACAGTGTCAAGGTATCCACTATTCAGCGCATCATCCACCTTCATGGATATATCAATTATACGCGCGCCACCAAGTATACCAGCGGCATCCTGGGCCTGTTCAATCGCATCTGGGTCAAACAGTATCCACACTTTTCTACCCTTGAATGCTTCGCAAACTTCACGGTAAGATTTTTTTCCCGGTATTCCAATGACCTGCCATTTTGGTGAGTCAAGGTGAACGTAAGTCACCATTGATTTAATTTCACCCTCAATAAGCAGAACATTATCTAGATCAAGGTGTTCTGGATCGCACACGAACGGCGCCGCTTTTAGTCCTGGTCTATCAGGGCGGTATTTATCATTAGGGTTTACTGGATTTAAAATTCTGTGTCTGATGTTTATCGGGTCTTGACTGTGGCCGTCAAATATCGGGATGGATAAAGATGGGGAGTGATATAATTCACCATCACTTTTATAAGCAAAGTTGTTGCAATAACCTAGTTGCCACAAATCCTGCCACACTTCTGGTATTCCCTTGTCTATCCAGGTATTTCTACCAACGCTTGACTGTGTAAGTGTCTCGTGATATTCAAGCCACTTTCTAGCTGCCCGCAGTTCCTCTAGCGCCTTGTGAGCCTCTGCAATCGTTTCCTGTAGTGACTTTTCTGCTCTCTGGGCGCGTTCAACTGCCAGCCTTGCCATTTCTGCCGGATCAACTTTTCTCTCACCACCCAGGTATTGATAGGCTTCCTCTTTAGTAAACGATAGCCATGTTTGAACGAAGTCAAGAGCATCGCCCTGTCCGCAGTCGTTTGTCCAGCACTTCCATTTTGAATGACCAGATTCTACATAAACAGCAAACCCGGTTGGATTGTTTCCATTATGCAACGGGCAGGCGCACCGCCATTCTTTGCCAGCCCTCTTTAGGTTGCCGCCGGCCCTCTGGACCAGCTCAACAAGATTAGTCCGCTCGACAATTCCGGCATAATCGTTCATCCGAATATCTCAAGGCGCAGCTTGTCAAATTCTTTTGTTGGGCGTTTTAGTTTTCTCGCGTGCCACCAGGTCCATAAGTGAAAGTACCATTTACTCATTTTATACTCCCTATCATAAAACCGCCTACCTGTTTTGTTCCGGCGCACTGACTAAGGTAACGGCGGGTTACAGATAAGCGGTTCTATGGTAACAAAAAACCCGTTCACGTTGCCTTAGTCAAGTACAATTAAATCAGACATTCTCAATCCTGTCAAGGGTATTTGAGATATTCATTAACACTTTGCCACAGTAATACAACCAACAGAATATGAATACCGCGTATAAGATTTGGGCTAGCGGGCTATCCATGAAGTCAACTGATTCCATCGTTATCTCCTCTATTAATTAGGTTATTGAGTTACATTTTTATAATTTGCGTAGAATAAACCTTTTCTTGGATAGCTGCGCCATGCAATAACAGATAAATGCTTTTCGTTATGCGCCGATACATAACGCATTGCAGCATCAACCCCGTTCTTTCCGTCCCAAATAACCGTTTTTCCATTTGATAACCTTAACTCGAATTGATAAATCATATTCTCCTCTGTAAGTCCCGGCTTTGATTCCCCGTATTAGCCGGGAGCATGAAACGCTTATTTGGCTTTTGCCAACTCTTCAATCCTGATACAGTCCCGCACAAAATTAAGATGAATTTGTGCGAGTGTCAATGTGTTCGACAACTCCTTGAATAGTGATTCTTTTTCGTCGCGGTCTTTGAATGCGTCCTCGAATAAGACTAGCGCCGCTGCTTTGCGTGCGCCATCATTTGATCCGACAACCTGTCCATTCGCAGTCGCCTTCAAAATATCAATGTCAAGGCGTTCTTTTGCGCGTTCAAAATTTACACCTGCGCTCTGCATATTTTCAGTTGCCATACTTACTGCACCATAAGCCTGTTTCAACTCTTCAACTGTTACCATTTTTATCTCTCCTGTTTGCGTTAACCATGCGCAACCCGGTGGTGCCTAGTTGATCGCCTTCTCGTAGACTTCCATAATCCCTTCAGCGGGGATCTTGCCAGCCTTGAACATCTCCTCGATTGCCTTTGCTGCATCCGACGTGCTCAACCCTTTGGCAGCCGCGACCATCTTGACAACCTCAGCGGACAGGCGTTTGTATTTTCGGTCCTGGTCGATTTCCTTGACAACCGCGCCGGATTCTTTAGCGAAGGTGTTGACAGCGGTATCTGCAATCTCACCAGTTTCAGCGTCAATCATCACGGGTTTAGCGTCTGGGATTGTCTCGATTTCAGTTTCATCCAGCATCCCCAAACCGCACAATGAGAGGGTCAGCCGCCTCTTGGCTTTCGTCACCGCTTTCATTTGCACATTGCCCAGGTTGCCTTGCATGTCGGTTTTGGCAACTACGCCTATTTCAACATCAGCGCGTCCGGTCTTGTCATGCCCCTTGACCTTGACAACGTAGTGTGTGGGATTTTCTACAATGTCCACGTCGTCAATGCTCACGTCATGGAGTTTACGGAGTTGATCGGTTGCATCCTTACGGGCGTACAACGTCAATTTATTATTGAGCGTGATATAGTCAAAAGGTCTGGTGAGTGGATTCAACCCTATGGATTCACACACCGCCTTGTAATAACTCACACGCTGTTCTGGTGACAGTTTGGATAAGTCACCGCCAATTACCACTGATTCAACAATGTTACTTACTGCTAATTCACTCATTGCGTTTTCTCCTCTACTAAATCAAATTGTCCATGTCCCAATAACAACGCTACCACGTTTTCAGCCCATTCGTTTTTGCCACCACGACTTCGCAGAAATTCAAATAGGCTTTCTTTTGTGAGTTGGAAAATATCTGCATTTATCCACTCTCCGTCTATTGTTACGGCACGAACATAAATACCACACTCATCTTCATATTCATCTGCTCTCTTTGGATCAACTTTCAATGTCATTTTCATCTCCTCTAAATTGGTAATTCCTGCGCGTCAAGTGACGCAATAGCTGCTAGTGAATCCAGGTACGCTTGCGGAAGGTCAGCCTTCTCGATCTCCGCGCCGCACCTTCGGCAAAAGTAGAATATCCCTCCGCCGTGAAAACATATCTCGCCTGATGCGCCGTCAAAGTATTCGACAGGCTCAACATAGTCAGCGCATATCAGGTCTACGGGGTGCTTGCATCGAATGTCAAACATTATTCACCATCCTCTACATTCACGCCGTTCAGTCTGACATACATCATGTGGGCTTTGAGGTCAGCATGCTTGCATAGCTCCTCGAATTCGTCCATCGTGTTGTACATCTTTTTCTCAACCCACATGTCAACCGACTGGCAGTAGATTTTCCACAGTCTGTCGGCTCTAGCCCTCGCATGGATGTATACGACTTCCATAAGGGAGCGTTTCTTCGGCTTCATGTCAGCCCAGGTGTACGTGCGGTCGCGGTCAGAACATCCTATGCAGGTCATAATTCCCTCACATACCCGTCAATGGTAGATATTTTGGTTACAAATTCAGCCCACGCGGCATCGCGCACCTTCTCATATTCAGCCCACGCGGCATCGCGCACCTTCTCATATTCAGCCAACGCGGCATCGCGCACCTTCTCATATTCAGCCAACGCGGGAGCGGGCACCTTCTTGTATTCAGCCCGCGCGGGAGCGCGCACCTTCTCATATTCAGCCAACGCGGGAGCGAGCACCTTCTTGTATTCAGCCCACGCGGGAGCGCGCACCTTCTCATATTCAGCCAACGCGGCATCGCGCACCTTCTCATATTCAGCCAACGCGGCATCGCGCACCTTCTCATATTCAGCCAACGCGGGAGCGGGCACCTTCTTGTATTCAGCCAACGCGGGAGCGAGCACCTTCTTGTATTCAGCCCACGCGGGAGCGCGCACCTTCTCATATTCAGCCAACGCGGCATCGCGCACCTTCTCATATTCAGCCCGCGCGGCATCGCGCACCTTCTCATATTCAGCCCGCGCGGGAGCGCGCACCTTCTTGTATTCAGCCAACGCGGGAGCGAGCACCTTCTTGTATTCAGCCAACGCGGGAGCGAGCACCTTCTCATATTCATCCCACGCGGGAGCGAGCACCTTCTCATATTCAGCCCACGCGGGAGCGCGCACCTTCTCATATTCATCCCACGCGGGAGCGAGCACCTTCTTGTATTCAGCCAACGCGGGAGCGACACGTTTCAACAATTTATCACACCGCGTTTTTACCGCGTCCTCATCAACCCACCCAGGAAGTGTAGAGTCCTCGTCAAATTGAAAACTGCCAATCTGCCATGTGGGGATTTCAACCCTGACGAAGTTGCGGACAAACTGATCTGTATTGTCATTGATTCCGGCGCGTTTCAATATTTCTGAATGCGAAACATCACCGTCCGTACCAGGCTCGCAAAACAAGTATCTTCCGTCTTTCGTTACAATAACTCCAAATCCTTCACACATCATTTTCTCCTCTCAATTATCGCGGATATACCACATGCCAGTAGTATCAGAACGTAGCCTAACACGATGGCGCCCATTATTCCCACCCTCCGTCACTGCCGACAATCTCAATGTCATTGACGTCATGCACCAGGCTAACGTGCGGCTTCTTGTCCGCGTGCATCTTGTCGATACGGTCATACATCTCGGTGCCGGATGAAGGTATCTTGCCAATGACGGGGATCTGGGCGATAACGCGGTGCATCATCTCAGACATTGACACGCCCTCGAATTCAGCCATCGCCTTGAACCTTGCTTCTTCTGTTTCGTCTTTCCAGGTGAAAATAAATCGTTTAGTCATATAGCCTCCTCTTGTATGCATACATGATACGCCAAATGATATCACTTGTCAAGCACCAATTTCCGCCAGTTTCCACTATCCCCCGCCGTGTTCTCGGAATGCTATGCGATATGCTACTGTGTCCACCAGGATTGATTCTAAGGCGCGTAAAACATTGGCGTGTATGTTATTTGATTCAATAAGTTATCAACAATGATAATAAACTACAATAGATTATCATTTGGTACTAAAGATTGGTACTAAAGTATAATAGGTTAGTTTTCCTATTCCCCCTGTCTACTGGAATATAACAAAATTGTTATGTCTCACTTTGTGTGATAATGTGGGAGACAAATGTATACAAAACGGCATAGTTTGGATACATTGACAAAAAGATGTATATAAATTCTCGTAAACCGTCACTTTTGTGCGAATTTGACGATTCGGGAAATGTCGATGTATTGGTCTACACATTTATCATACGTAGATCAGTGTCAACCCTCACATTTATCGAACGAAAAGTGTGTGACATCTGCGGTACAAAAAGGGAATTACCGTATATTCAGTAAAAGTAAGGTAATGTCCTTGTAAAACAAACCACCCTCCTCTTTCGAGTGGGTGGTTGCTCCGATATTCGTGTGTTTATTTTCGGAGTGTCTTGTGCTCGATTGCTATTGGTTAGTCGCCCAGCATTCCCTACCGCGACCCCATCACCTTCTACCCAATAGTATTTTCCACACCAAGACATAAAGACGAGCGGTACTCCAAGTTGCTCCGAGAGGGAATCGAACGCCTCGTTCTCCGCCTAGAATGCGCGGGCTTTACCGCTTAGCTATCGGAGCATTTCTCCTATACGGATGACATTTGAGCACTAAGGCTTCATCCGTTTACTAATTACATTATACATCATTGTCAAGTATGCTGGGGGCTGCCCTTTCGGGTTACAGCCCCCACGATAAACGCACAGGGACTTTGCCCACTCGTGCGATTATACCAGTTCGGTTTCGTACTCGCGGATATAGTCTACTATTGCTTCGCTGAATCCGTCAAGGTGTAACCATTGTCCATATCCAACCCCGCGCTTTTCTGTGGATACGTTTATCATATATCCTTTATTGATCGGATTTTGCACAGCATCACTAGATTGTTCGTCTGTGATAACAATAAGCCTGTCGGGAGTCAATGCTTGACCGCGATAATCAACTTCTCGCGCACCATAATAACCAAACGATGCAAGGCTACCGACAAATGTTATCGGAGCGTATATTGATTGTACCGCTAACCCTAACGGCGTCCCTGAATGTTCCTGACTTGTCATAATAGCGTCTCGCAAAGCAAAGCCGCGCCGCGCCGGGATCTGTTTTAGCGCCATTGAGAACGAATAGATTTTTACATCCTCACAGATTTCGCGCAAGAGAATTGCCAAACCGCAGGCCGCGTCAATTCTATTCAGGTCAGACTTTGACGTTAGTTTTCCATCCATACTTCCCGATACATCAACCAGTAAAACGGTTTTGCCAGGTAGTTTTGATTCTCCAATACTGGATACCATCTTTTCTTCCAGAAGTGGCTCAAATTGAGGGGCATAACGAGCGGCGGCAATAAAGCGATATGGCAGTATGCGCTCTGTCTTTACGGATTCGATTGCTTTTTTGATTACACCATCTGACAATCCAACCTCTTGCATATTTCGCAGGTTTCTCAATACCGCAAATCCACCCAATTTATTTTCGGTTATCAACCGTTCCCAGGTTTCCTTTTTGTCATTGCCTGCCGACAACGCAACTTCCCACGTGTCAGGGGTTGCCAGTTCATTGTTGGCTATTTTCTTGAATAGCAATTCCTGCTCTGCATTCGCGGGTTTTGGATGAACTAAAAACATAACGTCACGTAGTTTGATTGCACCGTCACGGTTATATTTCGCAAACGAGTATTCATCAAACTTTAGGAACGCCCCCGCTAAACCCTTTTTGATCTGTGCTGAAATGGGTTTCTTTCCATCCAACCAATACAAGGATAAAAACTCTGCAATTTCATCAACCCTCTGGATAATCCTGGTCAATGTTGCCGCAACGTGCTTTTTGTGTTCTGGTAACTTTGCCATTGATAGCGCAATCCATAACGGAGCGTGGCGCAGTTTCATTTTCTCGCGCGCTTCAATCGCTATATTTGCACATTTGAAAGGATCGACTTCTCCAACAAGTGAGGCTATTCGTTCTGCTATCGAATGACCGTCCTCGTAAAAAGAATCTTCCCACAGCATACACGCCATCACAGAACGCCTTAATTCTTGTTCTGCGTTGATGCGTTTTGCGGGCGCTCCCTCGTGCGTTACAAAACTTGTTGCCTGACGAACATTTGTTTTCATATTCTCTCCTCTATAAAAAATACCCACGTTCTCGTGGGCTTTAATTTGTTTCTCCGAGAACAAACGTGTCGGGTGTAAACTTTTAGCAGAAGTAACCTGACACTTCACTACGGATATTTAATTTGTTTTGTAGGGAACTGGCTTGTTCAGTATTTTTCATCCAAAGAAGTAACTGAACAATTCACCACTACACTATTTATTATAGACATTATTTTTCAAATGTCAATAGGCAATTTTCACTCTTGTGGGAACACCATGCCGCTGAACATATCATTGGCCGGACTTACCGCGCTCGGATTGTGTATCAATGGGGCAACTTCGATATTATTCACGTTGTTTGACTTCTGCTTTACGCCGCCATTAGTCACAGTGATGAAGCAGCCGCCCATGGGCTTAGGCACGCCGCCCCGTGTGACTTCCCAACCAGTGGACCCGTCACCGTAAGACTGGCAATACCCCGGCGTTCTAACATGATGCTGTGTGTCAAAGTAATGCGCTCCCTTATTCGATAATCTTTCACGGGTTATCGGTATCCAGTAAGCATTATGCGAATGACCATTGATTACCACGTCTGCATCCGGGAGATAAACGGCTTGTCTATTTGTT